TCTGGTGGACTAAGGCTCAGATGCGATGGGCTGAGACGCAGAAGCAAGAGGTTACTGGTGCTAACGGTGGCGCACAGGAGATGGTCGTCCGATGGGGCGGAAAGGCTAAAGATGACGTACAAACAGACTAACTGCCCGATGTGCAGCGCGTTCCTAGTGAACAACAAGTGCCTGAACTGCGGATACGTTAAGTGACTGAGATAGCAGCCAGATTCGAGTCTAAAGTCGAGCGTGTTCCGTTCATGCCTTGTTGGATATGGACAGGGGCTGCAAACGAGCATGGCTATGGCGTAATAGGCCGTGGAAGGCGTGGCGAGGGTAATGAGAAAGCCCACCGACTTGCGTATCGGCTGTACAAGGGAGAAATCCCAGATGGCAAGATAGTCCTGCATAAGTGCGGTAATCCATTTTGCGTCAATCCAAGCCACCTAGAAGCAGGAACCTACAAAGAAAACTCGGCTGATATGCTGCGTATGGGTAGGCATTTCATCCCAGATAATTCGGGCGAAAATGCTAAGTGGGCGAAGTTAAACGAGGAACAGGCACGAGAAATCCAAGCGGCTAAAGGCGGTAAAAAGGGGACTGGGACAGCATTGGCTAGGAAGTTTGGCGTTCACAAGTCAACGATTTATCAAATATGGGCAGGGGCAAATTGGAAGAAATCCTGATTCCGTACGATCCTAGACCGCACCAGCACGAGCTACATGATGCGCTAGACAATCAGCGGTTTGTTGTTGCCGTTATGCACCGTCGTGCTGGCAAAACAGTAGCTGCAATTAACCATCTCATCAAAGCCGCGATAGAGTGCGACAAGCCTAACCCACGGTTTGCCTACATAGCACCTACCTACAGCCAAGCCAAGAGAGTCGCTTGGGATTACCTACTAGAGTACACAAGGCCGCTTAATGCAACTGCCAACATTGCTGAGTTACGGGTTGATTTTTGGGGGCGTAGGGTTAGTCTTTACGGGTCTGACAATCCTGATAGCTTGCGCGGTCAGTATTTCGATGGCGTGGTTATCGACGAGGTGGGCGATCAGAATCCGAGAATTTGGAACGAAATCCTCAGACCTGCTCTTGCCGACCGTCTTGGGTGGGCTTGCTTCATTGGGACTCCTAAAGGTGCTAACCATTTCGCTGAACTAGCCGATAGAGCTAAGTCCGAGGAAGGCTGGAAGTACCTAGAGTACAAGGCTAGTCAGACCAAGATACTGCCTGAGTCCGAGCTAAAGGCTGCCTATCGAGAGATGGGTGAGGACAAGTACAACCAAGAGTTCGAGTGTTCCTTTAACGCAGCAGTCGAGGGTAGTTACTATGGGAAACTTATTAACGACCTTGAAAGGGATGCTCACATTAGTGATTTTCCTCGTGACGATCTGTGTCGTAGCTTTACTGCATGGGATCTTGGCATGGGTGACTCTACGGCTATATGGGTGGCTCAGGTGGTTGGAAAGGAAATTAGACTACTTGATTGCGTCGAAAATCATGGGCAAGCGTTAGATTGGTACGTCAACTGGCTGAGAGACAACAAATACGAGGGATTTACCCATATCCTGCCCCATGACGTACAGGTAAGGGAACTAGGCACAGGTAAGAGCCGTAAGGAAGTCCTAGAGGAAGCAGGGCTGTCCATAACGGTTGCGCCTAGATTGTCGGTAGCTGACGGGATTCAGGCTGTGAGGAGACTATTGCCTAGATGCTGGTTCCATCCGAGGACTAAGCAGGGACTAGATGCCTTACGGAACTACCGCCGGGAGCATGACGAGAAACGGGCGATTTTCTATGAAAAGCCACTCCACGATTGGTCATCACATTTTGCAGACGGGTTCAGATACCTAGCGATAGGTCTTGACGAAGGCGATAGTTCATGGCAGACAACGTTGCCAATTTCTACAAAATGGATTGTATAATAAGCAAAACCCATAAGGATTTGCTATGAAGATGGATGAGGGTCAAATCAAGGGGATTATCGAGAATGAGATCGATAATTCCATCGGATACATTGATACCGAGACTACGGATCAGCGATCCAAAGCACTAGAGTATTACCTGCGTTATCCGTATGGCAACGAGGTAGAAGGCCGTAGCCAGATTGTAACTGGTGAGGTAGCTGAGGCTATCGACGGTGCGTTACCCCAACTTATCCGGGTCTTTACGACCACCGAGGATATTGTCTCCTTTGAGCCTCAGACTCCAGAAGATGAGGAGTCCGCTAAACAGGCTACCGACTACTGTAACTGGGTGTTTTACCGTGAAAATGACGGTCTAATCATCTTGCACAACTGGTTCAAAGACGCGCTAATGATGAAGGTCGGCGTGGTCAAGGCGTACTGGGAAGCCAAAGAGGACGTTAATAAAGAGTCCTATAAGAACCTGACCGAAGACGAGCTAGCCCTATTGCTGTCTGATCCTGCTATTGAGGTAGTGAGCCAAAAGGTAGAGATGGTTGACGGTGGTGTGGATATGATGGGTATGCCTATCCAGATTCCTTACTACAGCGTCAGGGTTAAGAAGGTTAAGAAGTACGGCTGCGTCAAGATTGAGAACGTACCGCCGGAAGAATTCCTAATTAGCAAATCGGCAAGAACTATTGAGGATAGCCCGTTCGTAGCTCATCGTCGCTTGATGACTCGTTCGGAACTCATAGCAATGGGGTTCGATAAGGACATCGTAGAGGGATTGCCTTCTTACGACGATCTTCAGTTCACGACTGAGCGTATTGCTCGATTTAATCAGGGCGAGATGCCGGATGAGAACATCAGCCTCGACCCAACGATGCAGGTCTGTGAGGTCTACGAGTGCTACATCAAGATTGACGTTAATGGGGATGGTATCGCTGAACTGCGTAAGATTGTTTACGCTGGCAACGAAATCCTAGATGACGAGGAATGTGATCTAGTACCGTTCCATAGCCTGTGTCCTATCCCGATCCCGCATAAGTTCTTTGGTCAGTCGCTAGCAGACCGGACGATGGACATCCAGCTAATCAAGTCTACGGTTACGAGACAGATGTTGGATAACCTGTATCTCACGAACAATGCCCGTCTAGGTGTGGTTGATGGTCAGGTGAATCTAGATGATGCTCTTAATGCAACTCCGGGCGGCATTATCCGTATGAAGTCGGCTGGTGCGATTACTCCGGTAGAGGTTCCTGCGGTTACGGCTCAGGCTTTCCCGATGCTGGAGTACATGGATAGCGTTCAGGCCAAGCGTACAGGCGTTAGCGACCAGCAACAGGGTCTTGATCCTGACGTAATGAACAATGTCTCGGCTACGGCTATTGCCGCGATGATGAAGTCAAACTCTGGCAAGCTGGAGTTGATCGCTCGAATCTTTGCTGAGACAGGCGTAAAGAGCTTGTTTAAGGGTATTTTGCACCTATTGGGCAAGTATCAGGATCAGGCCAAGATTGTCCGCATGAGAGGTCGATTTGTAACGTTTGATCCTCGGACATGGACGAATCAGTACGATGTAGCGATTAACGTCGGTCTGGGTTCAGGGGATCGTGAGCAGAAACTGGCTATGTTGCAGATGATCCTTGGCAAGCAAGAGCAGATTTTGACTCAGTTCGGGCCATCGAATCCGCTGGTATCTGTGTCTCAGTACCGGGATACCCTAGCGAGACTGATTGAATCGGCTGGTTTCAAGGATGCTAACGCCTTCATTAACGAGATCAGTCCTGAACAGAACGAGGCATTGTCTCAGCCACAGCCACCTGCTCCAGATGCTCAGGCTGAAGTAGCACAGATGCTGGCTCAGGTAGAGAGAGAAAAGACCGAGGCTAAGGCTCAGATTGAGGCTGCGAAATTAGACTTGCAGAAGCAGCAACTAGAGGCTGAATTTACTCGTAAGGGCATGGAAATGGCGATGCAGCAGGAGCGTAGTGCTTCTGAGATGCGGATTAAAGAGGCTGAGTTGGCTGTTAAACAACTACAGGCTATCTTGGCGATGGACATTGCTGATGAGGACAGCCGTAACAAACAGGCTGATATTGTCCTAAAAGCAATTAAAGAGCTAGGCAATCTAACGGGTAGAACGAATGGACAAATGCCAATGGGCTGAGAATCTACTGAGGGATGAGTACTTTCAGGCAATGATGGAAGAACTCCGGTCAGTAGAACTAAGCAGGTTTGCTATGAGTGCTGCTAGCGAGGCTAACGTAAGAGAAGATGCTTACCACCAGCTAAGGGCATTAGAGAAGATTGAGGCCTACCTTGAGGGGCTATCGGCACAGAAGCTGATAGACGAAAAGCGGCTGAAAATTTTGTAACTGAGTCGGGCAGTTCCCGATATAATTTAGGAAACAATATATGAGCGATACTGGAAGTATGACCCCGGAAGG